AGCTCGGCCGGTTCCCCGGCGCGGCCAGCGGCGCGATCGATGTGATCGCCGCACTGCCCGAAGACACGGCGGCGGCGCAGCCAGGCCTTCGCACCTGGCTGGTGGAGTGGTCACTGCCGGTCGCTTTGGGCAGCAACGCCTGGGAGGAGACCGGAGGCGCAGTTCCCCAGGCCTTCTACAGCTTCGTACCGGAGATCGGTCGTGATCACGAAGCACGCTACCAGCCCATTGAAGGAGCAGCACCATGAGTGCCGAACACGCGCGCCTGATCGGCAACCTGCTGATGATCGGCGTCGTGCGCGAGCTGGACGAAGCGGGCGGCCGCGTGCGCGTGGATGCAGACGGCATGCTGACCGACTGGATTCCCTGGCTGGAGCGCCGTGCTGGCCCGGGCGTGCGCAGCTGGTGTGCACCCGAACCCGGCGAGCAGGTGCTGCTGGCGTGCCCCTATGGCGACCCCGGCCAGGCACTCGTTCTCGGCAGCCTGTACCAGGACCGGTTCCCGGCGCCCGCCGACTCGCGGCTGCGGCACCGCACCGAGTTCGCCGACGGCAGCGTTGTCGAGTACGACCAGGAAACCGCAACGCTCAACGTCGATGTCGGCAGCGGCAAGGTCATCGTCACCTGTGCAAGTGCACAGGTGATCGCCAGTGAGTCGATCGTGCTCGATACGCCATCGGTCAAGGCGACTGGCGACCTGGACGTCACCGGTGCGATCAGTGCCGGCAAGGACATCAGCACATCCGGCGAGGTCAAGGCTGGCGCCATCGGCCTGAAGGCACACAAGCACACCGCACAGGGTCCGACCGCACCTACCACGCCCGCGCAGCCCTGAGCGGCCACGCGTGCAATGCCCTGAAAACCCGCACTCCACGACGATAGAGGCCATGCGAGGAATCGACGCCAACACCGGCAAATCACTGGATGGGCTCGCCCATCTGCACCAGTCCGTGCGTGACGTTCTCACCACGCCCCTTGGCTCCCGGGTACTGCGCCGTGAATACGGTTCGCGCGTGTTCGAACTGATCGATGCGCCGACCAACCGCTCGCTGCGCATGGACCTGATCGCGGCCACCGTCGACGCACTCGCGCGATGGGAACCGCGGCTCCACGTCGACACCGTCGACGTCTCCCTCCCCGCCCCCGGCGTGATGATCCTGGCAGTGACCGGAATCCACCTGCCGGACGGCGAGGCCATCACCATCGAAGGAATCGAGGTTCGCTAACCGTGGCATCCGGCTCGTTCACCAGTGTCAATCTCTCCCAGCTGCCTGCACCGGCGGTCATCGAAGTGCTCGATTTCGAGACGCTGTTCGATGAATCGTTGACCGCACTGCAGGCGCTCGACCCCACCTTCGACGCGCTGCTGCCGTCGGACCCGGCCTTCAAGATCCTGGAGGTCTGCACCTACCTGCGCCTGCTCGACCGACAGCGCGTCAACGATGCGGCGCGTGGCGTGATGCTGGCCTACGCGGTCGGCAGCGACCTGGACCAGCTGGCCGCGATCTTCGGCATCGGCCGCCAGATGCTGGACCCGGGCAAGCCGCAGGAAGGCATTCCGCCACGCTACGAGAGCGATGAAGATTTCCGTCGGCGCATCCAGCTGGGTCCGGAAGGCTTCAGCGTGGCCGGGCCGGAAGGCGCCTACATCTTCCACGCGCTGAGTGCCGATCCGCGGGTGCTCGACGCCAGCGCGACCAGTCCGTCGCCGGGTGAAGTGGTGGTCTCGGTGCTGTCGCGTGAAGCCGATGGCACGGCCACCCAGGCGCTGCTCGACGCAGTGGAAGCGAAGCTGAGTGCGGCCGACGTGCGTCCGCTGACGGACCACGTGCTGGTACGCACGGCGGCAATCATCAACTACGCGGTCACCGCCACGCTCTACACCTACGCCGGCCCGGATTCGCAGGTGGTGCTGGCCGAAGCACGCTCGCGCCTGGATCGCTACATCGCCGAGTCGCATCGGCTCGGCCGCGATGTCACCCGCTCCGGCCTGTTCGCCGCATTGCATGCCGAGGGCGTGCAGCGCGTGGAGATTTCCAGCCCGGCGGCTGACGTGGTGGTGGACCGGACCCAGGCCACCTACTGCACCGCGGTGACCCTGACCCATGGCGGCAACGATGAATGATTCCACCGCACGCCTGATCAATGCACGCCTGCGTGGCGCGATCGATGGGCACAACCTGCAGTTCCGCCATCCAGGTGGCGCACTGGCCACCCTGCAGGCGGTGTACCGCACCGATTGGCAGGGGCGTTTGAAGCTGTCGGATACGATGCGGCGCAACCTGCAGCGTTTCTCGGCATCCTTCGACCATCCACGATGGAAAGGCTTCTACGTGAAGCCGGCCAACCTGTCGTCCAGTCATCCCGCTCCGGATGGCAGCTCCAGTGCCTGGTCCTTCCCGGTCTCCGATGCGATCGGGGGCCCGGAGCAGAACTTCGCCGGCGTGGTGGACGAGGATGGAAGCGCGTTTCCCAATGGTGCCGTGCGCACCATCAGCATCTGGCTGCGTGCAACCGAACCCTGTGCGATCGACTTCGGCATGCGCGCCACCGGCGCAGGCAGGACCCGTCTGCAGGTGGGCACCGAGTGGAAGCGCTACAGCTACACCTATGCCGCAACCGCGGATGACGCCCCCCGGGGCGTGAGCATCGTGCTGGATCGGCGGGCGGGCGGGAACGCCGGCCTGAAGCCGGACAGCCGCATCCACCTTTGGGGCGTGCAGGTGGAGGAAGGCCGCGAGGCGACCAGCTACATCCGCACCATGCCCGAGCCAGTGGGCGTGATCGATTACAGCGTGCTCAACAATGTGATCACGCTCAGCCGCCCTCCCGCTCCCGGTTCGATCATCGACGCCGACGCGCTGATCAGGGTGCCGACGGCAACCACCCTGCTGCCGCCCAACGCCACCCGCGCGGAACGGGCGCTGGCCCGTGCTGCGGTGACCCGCCCGCTGCCGGTGGACATCACCGCGCTGTGGGATGCGGACCGCTGCCCGGCCGCGTTGCTGCCCTGGCTGGCCTGGGCCTTGTCCGTCGACGAATGGAAGGCCTACTGGCCGGAAACGGTAAAGCGTGCCCGCGTGCGCGCCGCGATCGCGATCCAGCGCCGCAAAGGCACCTGGGGCAGCGTCCGCGATGTGGTGGCTGCGTTCGGCGGTTCGATCCTGATCCGCGAATGGTGGGAAATGCAGCCGCGAGGTGCACCGCACACCTTCGAAGCGGTGATGACCATCGCCAACCAGGGCGGCGAGACCGCCACCGCCAAGTTCGTCGACGACGTGATCGGCGAGATCAGCCGCACCAAGCCGGTGCGCTCGCACTTCACGTTCACCCAGGGCATGCAGGCCAGCGCCGGTATCGGTGCACTTGCCGGCGCCCATGGCACCACCTTCCGCCGCATCCAACTGATCGGAGAGTAAACCCCGCATGCGCTTGAAAATCACCGACGCCGGCTTCGCCAGGCTGGTCAATCCACCCAACACCGGCACCAGTGCCGTGCTGATCACCGAGATCGGCCTGACGTCCACGGCATTCACGCCGACGGCAGGGCTGACCGCCCTGCCCGGCGAGATCAAGCGGGTCTCGACGTTCGGCGGCAAGGCCGTGGGCGACGACACGCTGCACGTCACGATCCGTGACGACAGCGCTACCGCCTACAGCCTGCGCGGCTTCGGCCTGTACCTGGGCGACGGTACGCTGTTTGCAACCTTCGGCCAGACCGATCCGATCATGGAGAAGACCGCAGCCTCGATGCTGCTGCTCTCCACCGATACCCGCTTCAGTGAAGTCGATACCGCGCTGATCGAGTTCGGCAATGCCGAATTCATCTATCCGCCCTCCACCACCGAGGTGCAGGGCGTGGTCGAACTGGCCACGACGACCGAGACCGAAGAGGGTGCAGATGCCCAGCGTGCGGTGACACCGCGCGGGCTGCGTGCCTTCATCGACAAGCGCTTTGGCGCCAGCGCCCCCACCCAGTTCGTCCGCACGCTGCTGTCGATCGCCACCGATGCCGCGTTCCGCTCCGCCCTGGGGCTGAAATCGGCCGCGTTGAAGGACGAGGGCGCCGACAAGGGCCTGGATGCCGACCTGCTCGATGGCCGCCACGGCACCCACTACCTGGACTGGCGCAACATGACCGGCGTGCCATCCAGCGTGCACGTGCCCGGACAGGTGATTCTGTTCGCCGGTGCCACCGCGCCCAACGGCATGCTGCTGTGCAATGGTGCCGCTGTTCCGCGTGCCAGCTACCCGGCCCTGTTCGCCGCCATCGGTACCCGCTACGGCGCCGGTGATGGCGCAACCACCTTCAACCTGCCGGCAATGCAGGAAGGCACGGTGGTCACGCACACACTGAACCCGGAAGCGGTCGGCAGCTTCACCCAGGGTGAGGTGATCCGCCACACCCATGGCGCAAGTGCGGCGACAGCGGGCAACCACAGCCACGCCATTTCCGTAGGCGCAGGCGGCGCGCATTCCCATGGCGCCAGCGCCAGCGCGGTAGGCGACCACGCGCACGGTGCATGGACCGACTCGCAGGGCCACCACGCGCATACCGGCGGCACCTCGTGGATCGGCGATCACCAGCATCTCACCGCGTTCGCCGAATCCGGCACCACCTACCCGTGGGGCGCCGACTACAACAACCACGCCGGTTCACGCGGCAACCTGGACTACGACAACCCCTGGCCGTACACCAGCCCGGCCGGTGGCCACGCCCACAGCTTCACCACCGACGGCGCAGGCGGCCACGGCCACAACATCGGCATGAACGGCGCCGGCGGCCACTCGCACACCATTTCCATCGCCCAGGTGGGTGACCACGGCCACGCCGCGTCGGCCGCCGACGCCGGCGCGCACACCCACACCGTCGTGGTGGAGAACGCCGGTGGCGACCGCAACCTGCCGGCTGGCCTGCGGATGATCTATTGCATCGCGTACTGAGGACATGAACTTGCCTACCGAACCGCGCTTCGCGCACTCCTACGATCCCGATACCCGCGCCTACATGGGCAAGGTCCGCCTGCAGCCTTCGCCGGACGGCGCCTGGAACCTGCCCGACTTCACCGTGGACGTCGCGCCTCGCCAACCTGCCGGCGAATACCAGGCACTGCGCCTGGCCGAGGATGGCTCACGCTGGGAACTGGTGGCCGATTTCCGCAACTGCATGCTGTGGGACACACGCACCGCGATGGCGGTACCCAACCGCCTCGCGCTGGGCGAGCCGTTGCCCAAGGACGTGACCCTGTCCGAACCATTCAAGCTGGATGGCACCACCGCGCAATACAACGCGTGGAATGCCAGCCGCCGCGAATGGACGCTGCTGCCGGACTACAGCTCGCGACCGCTGTGGAACAAGCACGATGCCAGCTTCGCGACTCCCGTTTCCCGTGGGGTCGCGCTGCCGCCATCGGTCACCGATCTGGCACCGCCTGCAGATCGCAGCTACCCGGTCACCTTCGATGAAGCCCGTGCTGCCTGGGTGATGGTCACTGCCCCCGAACCCGACCCGGCCGCGCAACCGCAACCGCAACCGTGATTTCGGGCCACCGCTGCAATTAATCCAGCCGCGGCCAGATACGAACATGTACCCATGCGGCGCAGATCGCGACCGCAGCACCCACCCAACCAAGGAAAAAACAACGCATGGCCGAATTTCTGCATGGCGTGCAGGTCGTCAACATCGATGGTGGTTCCCGCTCGATCGCTGTTGCCTCGACCAGCGTCATCGGCATCGTGGGCACCGCGCCCCGCGCCGACAAGATCGCCTTCCCCTACAACACTCCGGTCCTGGTGACCTCGCGTTCGCAGGCAGCCAAGCTGCTCGCCAACGCCGCAACCGAAGTCGATGAGGGCACCCTCCCGGGCCAGCTCGACGCCATCTTCGACCAGTCCAACGCGGTTGTGGTCGTCATCCGCGTCGAGAAGGGCGCCACCGAGAACGACACCCTGGCCAACGTGCTGGGCGGCGTGAACGCGCAGACCGGTGCCTACA